GCAGGGAGGGCGCGATAGACGCGGACACGTGGGACCGTGAGGCCTACCAGTGCGACCTCAAGGGTTTGAACGCCTACTACGAGGTGCTGGAATCGGCCGGCTACGCGGTGTCGGACGCGGAGAGGAAGGGGCTGGAGCAGTGAACACGAAAGTGGTTATCAGGGTGCGCAACGGCGATGACGCGCCGGTGAGCGTGGAGCGTCTCGTGGTGGATTCACGCGCCGAGGTGGGTGCGGGGGTCACGCCGATGCTGCTCTCGGACATGCTGGCCCTGCTGGACGATTCGTGCCATGTGACCGATGTGGAGATCAGGAGGGCGGAGCCGTGAGCATCGAACTGGTGGCGAAGGCCAAGAAGACCCGATTGCATGGGGACAGCACGGCGAAACTGCTGCTGATCGTGCTCGCGGATTACGCGAACGACGAGGGCATGGCGTGGCCGAGCGTGAAGACCATGGCGGAGGAGACGGAGAAAAGCGAACGCAGCATCCAACTGCTGTTGAGGAAGCTCGAACAGATGCGTCTGATCCGCAAGGGCGACCAGAAACTCGTGGCCAAATACGCGAAGGGACGCCGACCGGTCGTCTACAAGCTGTTCCCGAAGACCAAAAAGGGCGAAACCCCAATGGACGCAACGGTTGAGAGGGGTGAAACCCATTGCACCCCCGAAACAGGTTGCACCGGTGAAACCCACTTCACCCCACGGGTGAAACCCACTTCACCCGAGGGGTGCAACCCGCTTCACCCCACGGGTGAAACCCACTTCGTTTCAGGGGTGAAACCCACTTCACCCAAACCGTCACAGGAACCGTCAATAGAACCGTCAAGAGAGAGTACGCGCGCCAGCAAAACCGAAAAACCCGACACCACACGACTCCAAGCGCTCGCCAACCTCACCCCCGACCAGTCGCACCGGCAGCTCGCCGACGAAATCGGACTCGACCTGGACGCCGAACTCGCCAAGTTCCGCGACCATGCGATAGCCGGAGGCCATCTGCCGGCCGACCCGGCGGCGGCGTTCCGCAACTGGCTGAGACGCGGCCGCGAACTCGGACTCGGCAACACCAATCGAACCGAGCCGGCGCTCGCAGGCGGCTTCGCCCATCCCACGCCGCCACCCCGGAAACCCCACCGGCACAGCTTCGGCTGCACGCACGTGCTCAACCTGCTGAACCGTGACGCGCCGGACAACGATCCGCTCGCGATGCGCGCGGCGGAACTGCTCAACCAAGGAAAAACCGAAACCGAGGCGCTCGCCGCCTTGGGACTCATGAAGGACGATTTGGAGGAAATCGCATGACCAGGAAAACCGAAGCCCTCTTGTGGGTGGACATCGAGACCACCGGCACGGATCCGCGCCACGACCTGATGCTGGAAATCGGCTTGAGGTGCACGAGCATGGACGCGAAAACCGAGTACGCGCGTTACGAGTCGATAATCAAACCCGACGTACTGCCCACTGACAGGAGCTTCGCCTACGCGCATCGGATGCATGAGGCGAACGGGCTCATCAACGAGGTCATCGACGCGAGCCCCGAACTGTGCTCCACGGCGCGTGTGGCGCTCGCCGTCATCGATTTCACCCAGTCGATGGCGGAAACGCATGTGCTGCATCCGGCGGGCACGAACATGATGGGCTTCGACCTGCCGTTCCTGGAGCATTACCTGTTCACCGAGGACCAGTGGGGACGCTTCCACAAGCTGCTCTCCTACCGCGCGTTGGACATGACCGCCATCCGGTTGACCCAAACCGCGTTGGGAGCAGACCCGTACGAGCATTACACGCAGACGAAACCGCATCGTGTGACGGACTGCCTGGACACGGACATCAGCGAATACATCGAATGGCTGGACCTCGTCAAATGAGCCGCACCAACCCCACAAGGGAAACACACAGGCTGACCGCCAGACGAGACCACTACCGGTGCCTGCGATGCGGCAACGAATTGGACCACATCTGGAGCGGCCACAGCCTCCACCACCGACACATGAGAAGCCACCCGTTCCCCGGACTGCATTCGCCAGCCAACCTCATCCATTTATGCGGCTCCGGCACCACAGGCTGCCACGGATGGGTACACAACCATCCCAAAACGGCGATGGAATACGGGTGGATAGTCAGCATGGGCGAAGACCACCCCGAAACCGTCCCCGTCTGGGACGCGCACCAAGGCTGGCTGCTCCTCGACAACCAGGGCGGATACACGCTCTGCGACAGGGACGGCAACCCCAGATAACACACGCAAGCAAACCGACACGGAAACAAGCCGGCGCTCGCCGGCTAAGGGAAGGGAAGCATGACGTTCGAACAGACGAACGAGAAGCAACGCCAACGCATGAAGGCGGACGCCAGGTCGCACATGGAAGCGGCCCGGATGATACTGGCCAGCCCACTCTACGCGAGGCTCAAGGGCGGCGAGGACCTGTACACGGCCGTCTGGGCGTTGTGGGAATCACTCGCCGGCACGGGATTGTCGAACATGACGGCGGGCGCGGTATGCCACGCATGCAAGACCCATGACCTCGACCAATTGGATTGGGCGCTCACATCGATAGCCAAAACCGGGTCGATACGACCATACTCCACACCCACCAAACACCCATTGCCCTGCACCAACTGCGGCAAGGAATGCAGGCCGCACGCCGGCACCGCGATCCTCTGCAAACAATGCAAGGAAAACCTCCGAAGAAGAAAAACAAAACCATGAACAACCTGGACAAGTACATCCACCGATGCCGGTTGAACCTCGAACCCCACCACCTCCAACCCGCAGACGAAACCGACGACAAACATTGCATCATCTGCGACATCAGCGGCGCTCGCCGGCATATCCGCATGGACGGTCTATGCATCAACTGCCACCTCAAATGGAGACGCAAACACGATCCCGCATACCGCAAGCGGATCAACGCCTACCAGCATCGATGGCAGCAGGAGCATCCCAACGAATTCCGCGAAATGAAACGCCGCTACGAGCAGAGGAAACGAGCAAAGGAACACCAATGAGCGTCAAAACCTACACAGACTCCACCACACGAATCATCACCAAAACCATCGAAGAACACGTCTGGGAAATCCGCTGCGACGCCATCGGATGCAACAACAGCCTCGAATTCCGGGAAAACCAGGACACCGGAGACATCACAGCAGACGGCGACTACACCGGCCCCGACATGGACAACGAATGGCTCAACATCCACGACACCAACACCGCCATCCAAACCGCACTCCAACACGGCTGGCAAGAAGGCAACAAAGGCATCCAACGAGGCCACCTCTACTGCCCCACACACAACGAAAACCAATAAAACACCAACAACCAAAAAAGAAACAACGCCGGCGCTCGCCGGCATAGGGAAAGGAGAGCCGATGACCGCACTGCTTGCGTCACCCCTCGGCAGCATCGAAACCGGAGGACAGTCAGTCCTGTACAGATGCCATCCCCGCATGATGTACGACGAATCCGTACGGAAACCCTTATTGGACATTCTGGGCAGATGGGCCCTGCATCTCATGTGCGACGCGGAGGAAGCATGAGCCAACGATGTGACCCGCACGGGCCAGGATGCTACTACCGTTGCCCGATCTGCGGTCAATGGTGGTGCTACGACCCGCGAGACGGATTCTGGGAATCAATCAGCACGATCAAAATGTTCTTCCTCCTGCACAATGTGTGGAGGCAGGAACGCAAACACAGGAAGGCGACTCATGGGCGAACCGATTGACCTCACCCAACAGGCCCTCGACGCATTGGCCTCATCGGGTCTGGGAAACGACAGTCCGGCCGAGGCGTTCGTCATCGGCTATCGGAATGGATGGCAGCAAGCCGTCGACCTGTGCATACGAATCGAAACGGCACTCAACGACGAAACGGAGGAAACCGATGACCGCACTGCTTGACGAACGATTGCAAGGAAAGGCAACGGAAGAATGAATCTTTTAGATGAAACCAAGGGTGAAATCTCACAAAGCGGGCATTCGACCGATGACGTTCGATTCGTAGGCTCCCGCGACGAGAAGCTGGGAATTCCGTGGAGTCAGGCCGAAAAGGTGCTCGACATCGATTACGACGACGGATACGGCAGTCAGGAGATAGCCGCCGATCTGGTCGTGGCGTTCACCGATGGCGGGTTCCTGCGCCGCGAAGAATACGACGGCAGCGAATGGTGGGAATATGAGCCACCGTTCAGAGGCCCGGAGACGCAGAAACCGTTCAGGCTCGTGAAGCTGACCTATTCCGCGGACTCGCTTGAAGACATCAATTACCCGATGGAGGCAACGGAGGAATGAGCGACATGAGGAGCTTCATCAAGGTTGAGCACAGTCGTTTTACTTTGATTTTGCGCAAGGGGATGCTCCCGTTCCACTGGATTGCGGAATCCCACGTCTACCCGGACAAAGGTTATGTCACGGCGGTGCGGGAGCGCACCAACTACGGCGCTGTATGGGCATTGAGCAGTAGGGGCGCTCTCGATCAGGTCATGCTCTCGATCTGGGAGGACATCGAATGGTTGGACGAAAGGATGGACTGATGCGTGTGCATCGTCCGAGACTACAAAACCAAACCGAAGGAGACAACCAATGAGTGATTACAAGCAGCGGATGATCCGCGAACATCGAGAATTGCAGGAGCGTATCAGCAAGCTGGCGCACATGCTTGAGGGCTACGCGGAGGGCACGTTGGACTTCACGCCCGCGTGCTCCTTCCAGCTCCTTGAAAGCCAATTGTACGCGATGGGGACATACGCGAACATCTTACAGGAGCGTGCGCGTATCGAACAGGTGGATTTGAACGCGCCTCTTGAGGGAGGTGAGTCTGGTGAGGTTCCACAGGATTAGCCCGTGTCCCAAATGCGGGGGCAAGGTCAAGGCGAAGTGGGAGCGGGACGGCGTGCAGGGGTTGCCTGAATACACGTTCTTTATCGTGATGTTCCGCTGCACTGCCTGCGGGCTCAGCTTCGAGGGAGGCTGTTCACGTAAGCCAGCACCGTATGAGTTGCAATACAACATCGCCGCATGGAACCGTATATGCAACGGTGATAAATGCTTCGCGTTGACCTACAAGAGTCTGGGAGGCAGACGATGAGAGACAAGGCGATGCCGTTGGGCAAGAAGTTCAAGGTCCGGTTGACCATCACACCGGAGGAAACCGGAACGCCCGTGGACATGCTGGGATTCACATTCACCAGCGGCCGGAACGGGCGTATGGAACTGGACACAGAGTACAACAACATTCCCAAACTGGCTGATGACGGGCTCGACTCACTGTCGATTCTCGTGATCCTCAAAACACTGGAGATGTGGGCCCAGAAGGGATATGAGCTGTTCCAGCCCATCGCTCAACGATTTCACGGAGGCAGACGATGAACGGTGACGTGACTGCCATGGACATCAATTGCGCACTCGCCTCCCGTTACCGGCGTGACGGTGACGGGTATTGGTCGGAGATTTCGGTCACTGAGCCGAATGACACGGTGCTGCGTCTGGACGGCGTGGCGTTGGAGGTCAACTGGCGCGGGGACACATGGATCAGCGGATTCGAGGTCAAGGTGAGTCGCGGCGATTTCCTCCGCGACGCGAAATACCTGTGCTACAAGAATTACGTGGACAATCTCACCCTCGTCTGCCCCGCCCGCATGATCGACCGCAGCGAGGTGCCCGAGCCGGTTGGCCTCATGTACTACGACCCGTCCAAACGCACGTTGAGATACCGGCGCAAACCCAACCCAAGTCATGGTGACACCCGGCAGGTCGAACACCGGCTGCTGAAAAAGCTCGCCGCCAGCGAACGGCCGGACCGGTACGGGCATTACGAGACCGCCGCCGAGTATGTCGCACAGCGAGAGGCGATGAAAGGCATAGGCCGTGCGCTCGGGACGAAGATGGCGTTGCGGCTCCAACAGCTCGAACAGTTGCAGGAGCCCACCGAGGCACGACGTATACAGGCACAGTCCAAGGCGTTCGAACGGGTGTGCGACATCCTCAGCCGCCACGGCTACCAGATCAGCCGGTGGACCCGCACCGAGGATCTTGAGACCAGACTGAAGGAACTGGACGAGGCGCTTTCGAGCGTGGTGCCCACCGGCACGGTGGACCGCGAGACCCTGTACGCCATCAGCTGCCTGCAACAGTTGAGAACGACTCTGGGACTCCAAGACCGAAAGGAGCACGGACGATGAGCTATAAGGCGAGGATATTCACCCGCGAGGAGTTTCGAGAGGTCGTCGCAGCCGCCATCTACGACTACGAACAAGCGCCCGCGAAATGCCTCTACACGACCAAGGATGCGGCAGACCAACTCTACGGCCATTACGGCGAGGAAACCGAGGTGGAGGAATGAACGGAGTACAGCTTACCAACCATCTGACCGCGCAATTCAGGGCCTCAGCCCTGAGCCGGTACGAGGCCAGAATCACCGAGGACGGCGACTTCCGAGTCTACATATACGCCATGAGCCTCAAACGTCTCAAACGCAAGTGCGGGAGGTACGCGAAACGTGAGCGCAAGGCCATCGAATATGTCACCACACTCAAGGAGGAATCATGAGCGCGACGAACAACCAGCGTGAGATGATACTCAAATGGCATAAAGGCAAGGCCGCGACACCCGAGTACACGGCGAAACTCCTCGGTTTGCCGTTGAGCGAGGTGCTGTACGTGATCGAGCATCCCGAACCGCCGAAATCACGCGCGGACGCGTGGACACCGGAATTCATCGAACCACTGGTCTGAAAAATACCGATAAACACACGCGAATACATGACTGAATTCAGCGTAAAAACACTGAATCCAACGAAAGACAAAACGAAACCCTCCACCAACAGGCGGAGGGCACGCTCACCAAAGCACCATCATAGCCGAACGTGGAGGGTTCCAAACAATGTTCATTCCAACCGACCCATGCCAATACTGCGGCGACCAGCAGGTCGAGGCACCATGGACGCTCTGCCAAAACTGCCGCCGCACCTACGCCAAAACACTCCACAATCTGCGCCGCAACATGCAACTGTTGCAGCGGGTCGCACGGCATGAGTACAAGCTCGGCGAACCCGGCAGCGGCGGGAAACCGCAGGGCGGCGAAGCGCCCAGCCCCGTCAACATGCACGCCATCGACCTGCTGGACGAAGCCGAATCATTGTTGCAGGACGCTTGGTGCGACGCGGGAGCCGTGTGGAGCGACCGCTGGCAGCTCCTCATCCCCCGAATGCAGACCCGCCTCGCATGGCTGTGCAAGGCGACGAACGCAGGCCGATTCCTCCGCCAGCTCATCAAAATGAACCGGCGCATCGAACCATACGTGGACCGCAAGCCACGCACACGGCGCATCATCGGCGTATGCCCCGAATGCAAACGCGAAATACTGGCGGCGAAGGGCGAATCGCTGCTGCTGTGCAAATGCGGCAACCCCATCAACGTGGCCGAGCTGCGCGAACGGACCGCCGAAGCCGTGAACCGGTATCACAAGACACTCACCCCAACCGGGTGCAGCGAATGGCTCCGCGACGATTACGGACTGGACGTACCTGCCATGACCGTGAAGAACTGGCTGCGCCGGGGCAAACTACCCTCGGCAAAACCGATAGCCGACGACGGATACTACGAATTCGACATCAGGGAGACCGTCGCCATGGCAATGAGCGTTTCCAAGCGGCAGTAGGCTGACACCGACCCGTGGTATACTCCGTATCAGGATTACTGTGGAAGCCTCTGGGATAAACATCTCAGTGGCTTTACTTATATCCACCTATGCGCGTAGCTCAGCAGGTAGAGCAGCGGTCTCCAAAACCGCAGGTCGTTGGATCGAAGCCAACCGCGTATGCCACGGCTTGCGTACGGTAGAGGCCTAACCGGCCATAGCAGCGACTGCTAGGGCGCAATCACAACAGAGCGCAAAGCTCGGGTTGCCGCGAATTCGAATCTCGCCCAAGCCACCAACCACCACACAGGATGGGGAACATGAGCAACAAGGCAGGCTCAGGCAGATACCAAAATGGAGCAGCCCGCCGCAAATGCAAAGCCCGACACATCGCGGCCGAAGGACCAATACCAATCTGCCCACTGTGCGGCAAGCCCATAGACCTCACACTCAAAACACCACACCCACTCAGCTGCGAACTCGATGAGATCATCCCATACAGCCGAGGAGGCTCGCCAACCAGCTATGACAACACACAACTCACACACAGAATCTGCAACCAAAGAAAAAGCAACAAAATAACCACCAACACCACAGGCCACCAAAACACAAAAAAACAACCACAAAACACCATCCCAATCAGCCGCCAATGGTAACCGGGGCACCACCCCCTCCCCCACCGGCAAGGCTCCCCACAGAACATAGCGCCCGCATCCCCCCGCAACCCGCGTGGAGTATCGTACGTTTGGCCGCTGGGGTGCCTGCGAGCGCCCGTGGAAGCCGTTCCGGCATGGTTTTGATGTTTTTGCCCCGTTGTTTTCCGAGGCTGTTACGTTTGATTTTACGCAGTTTTGATATGTCACGAAATTAGTGTTGCGAATCGTTGGAATATATGCTATAGTAATAGCTATGGTCAACCAATGTAGGAATTGCGGCCATTTCTTCCAATCCACACCAAACCCTAGGCGTCCGAGACTGTTTTGCTCGGACAGGTGCCGCAAGGCGTGGAGCCGCAAACATCAGATACCGCAGGAACTCAAGGCATTGCGCCGTTGGGTGCGCGCCGATGGCAAGCGCCCGATCCGGTGCGATGGTTCACCGGCCAGTTCGACGGACTCAAGTACCTGGGCGTCATATTCGGAGGTCATGCGCTCGAAGTCCGGGGACGGTTATGGCATCATGCTCGGCGATGGGCTCGCGTGCTGGGATTTCGACTATGTTGATTTGACCAGTCCGCCCGCGAAGGCGTTGGAGCTGCTGCCGGAAGCGATCTATGCGGAGGTTTCGACCAGCGGACATGGGCTGCATGTGTTCGTGGAGTCGGCGGAGCCGAGTTTCCGGCGTGCCGGTGTCGAGTTCTATTCGCATTCGCGGTTCATTCGCATGACGGGAAGGAGGTGGCCGAAGTGACCACGGTTATCCGCAATCAGGGCACGAGTCTCGCGGTGCGCGAGAAGCTCGCCGCTGATGGCAAGCCCGTGTTGTTGGCGTTTTCGTGCGGCAAGGATTCTATCGCCGCGTGGCTGGCGATGCGGGATATGGGCATCGAGGTCGTTCCCGCGTACTTGTACTATGTGCCCGGTTTGAGGTTCGTGGACGAGGAGCTTGATTATTTCGAGCAGAAGTTCCAGACCCGAATCAAAAGGTATCCGCACCCGTCGCTGTACCGGTGGCTGAACAATGCGGTGTTCCAGGCTCCCGAACGTCTGCGCTACATCGAGGCTGCGCGTTTGCCTGAGCCGTCGTATGAGCAGATGTGGGATTTCATCCGCGCCGACATCGGCTTGGATAAGAGCACGTGGTGCGCGGATGGCGTGCGTGCCGCAGATTCGATTCAGCGTCGTGGCGCGTTCGTCCAGTACGGGTACTGGCGGCGCAATCTCAAGAAGGTCAGTCCTATCGGGGATTGGCTCAAGGGCGAAGTGCTGGACTGCATTGGCGAGCATCATATCGACCTGCCGTGTGATTATGCGTGGTTCGGGCGTTCGTTCGATGGCGTCGACAAGCGTTTCACCAAGGTGCTCAAGGACAAGGCGCCGGACGATTACGCGACGCTGCTTGAATGGTTCCCTTTGTTGGAGGTGGATCATGTCAGGTGATTTCAAGTTCAATTTTTCCAAGAAGTCCAAGGGCAAGAAGACTGTGAAGCCGGTGCCGGAGAATCTGGACGAGAACGCGAAGGAGTACCGGGAGCGCGCCCGTGCGGAGCGCAAGCGTTTCGTGGATGCGACCGACACCGAATTCTGGCTGTGCCTGTGTTTCCCCTCCCCCGCCGAGATGGCGCGGTGGCGTGAACTGTTTGGTTTCGGCGAAAACCACCGGATCTATGCGTACCGTGATATCGAGAAGCTACTCGCCCCGTACAGGCCGGCCAAGTCGTCCGCCGTGGCGTTTGGTGCCGGAGTCGGGTTCGGTGGTGGCCTCGGGTTCGCGGAGAAGACGCCTGACCCACTCGCCGATGTCAAGTACTCCGATGATCTGGAAAAGGATTGTCTCGCCGAGTTCGCCGCCCTGCACAGGGCGCTGGTTTCGGCTCGCAGTCCCAGGAAGCTCGTGGAGCCGACCGATTCCGAACACTGGTTCGCCATCGCGTTCCCCTTGCGAGACGACAAGGACTCTTTCCTTGCCGCGTACGGTCTTCGAAAGCTCGGCGACAAGTACATGGACGGCATGGCCGTCATGAAGAAACTTGGCGGGTGATGTTCCGCCTCCTAGAGTTTGGCCGCTGTGATCCGCAGCGGCTTTTCTTATGCCACGAAAGGAGGTGGATTATGCGAAACCTGTTCCAGCGTGCCGGCAATGCGGTGCGTAACGTTGCCGGTCGTATCCGCAGCGCTTTTTCTCGCGGAGGCTCGCGTTCCTCCGGCTCCTGACATTTAGATTCGAGGTGATCCAGTTGGCCAAGACCACGATAACGCAGCCGACGCTGCCTGACGGCATCGAATGGCCGGAGGCTACCGTGCGCTGGTGGGAGCATCTGGCTTCCACCCCCGGCGCGGACTCGTGGACGGAGGCCGACTGGGACAACCTCATGAACGCCGCCCTGATCCACGCGGACATCTGGGGTTCCGGCAATTTCGCCAGCGTGCCCATACTGAACAAGCTGCTGCAGGATTACGGGATCACGCCAGCCGCACGCAGCCAGATCACGCAGGCGAAAGTGAAACAGCAGGAGCGGCATACGCCGCTCGATGAGATAGCCGAACGACGGAAGCTGAGGGTGATCGAGGGTGGCAAGGCGAAGAGGCGTACAGGAACCTAGCTTCGCTCTGGTTCCCAAGCACGCGCAGTCCGAGGGAGGAGAGGCGTGCGCGCTCGCCGCCGGCTACGACATGAAGCCGGATAAGTGGCAGCGTATCGTGCTTGATGGGTGGCTCGCCACGGATTCGAAGCTGCAATGGGCGGCGTCGGATTGCGGGTGCGCGGTGCCGCGCCAGAACGGCAAGAACGCGATTCTTGAGTTCACGGAGCTGTACCTTGCCGCGATCCTCGGTATGAAGATCCTGCACACGGCGCATGAGGTGAAGACCTGCCGCAAGCATTTCCTGCGCATGAAATACTACTTCGAGAACGCGCGCAAGTTCCCCGAACTGTCGGAACTGGTCACCTACATTCGGGCCACGAACGGCCAGGAGGCCATCGTGTTGAAGAACGGTGGCAGCATTGAGTTCATCGCCCGTTCGAAGAGTTCGGGCCGTGGCTTCACGGTGGACGTGCTGGTGTGCGACGAGGCGCAGGAGCTGACCGACGAGCAGATGGAGGCCATACAGCCCGCCATCTCGTCGGCACCCTCCGGCAACCCGCTGACCATCTACACGGGCACCCCCACACCGCCGACCTCGCCGGGCACGGTGTTCGCGCGCATGCGCCGCAACGCGCACAGGGACAAGCCGCCGAAGAACCTGTGCTGGTTCGAATGGGCGGCGAACGAGATAGGCGACGTGCACGACCAGCAACGCTGGTACCAATACAATCCATCGCTCGGCACCAGACTGCTGAAAAGCGTGGTCGTTTCCGAGTCGGAGAAGATGACCCCTGACGGTTTCGCCCGCGAACGTCTCGGCTGGTGGAACGATCAGGCCGGCGCGCTGTCCGATATCGATGTTGACGAGTGGGCCAAGTGCAAGACCGACAACCCCTGCATGGATGGCTACAACTCGTATGCGGTCAAGTTCAGCGCGGACGGCGCGAACGTCACCCTCGTGGCGTGCGTGCGCCCGCCCCGCAAGTCTGGTGAATTGCCGCACGTGGAGGTCATCGCCTCGCGCAGCATGCGCGGCGGCACCGGTTGGCTGGCCGACTGGCTGACCGCCGAGAAGGACGGTGCGGAACGATGGCGCAAGGCCATCGGCATCATCATCGACGGGCGCGTGGGAGCGCCCACCCTGGTCAACAGCCTCATCGACAAGGGCGTGTCCAAAAGAGTGATCGTGGTTCCGCGCCCTTCCGACGTGGCAGACGCTTGTTCGATGCTCGAACAGGCCGTGAACGACCATGGGCTTACCCATTTCGGCCAGCCTCTGCTTGACGAGGCGGTGGGTCATGCGAAGCACAGGAAAATCGGAGACGGGTTCGGCTACGAGACGTCCATGGAGAACATCGACGTGAGTCCCGTGGAAGCGGTGGCTCTCGCGTATTGGAACGTCAAGACTTCCAAACGTCATCCGGGAAGAAGAGCAAAGGCGGTGGCATTCTGATGCAGATTCCCAGTCTTGAAAACGTGCAGGTCGATAATCTGCCCGACGAGTGCCGAGAACCGTGGGATTTGATGATACGTCAATGGTCCCAGAAGCTCGAACGTAACCTTTTGCGCACCAAATACTACGACGGACGAAACGAGCTTAAGAATCTGTCCATCGCTGTGCCGGACAGCATGGCGGGGATAAGCGAGGTCGTGGGCTGGCCGCAGAAATCGGTGGACGCTTTGGCCGACCGCATCGTGTTCGATGGTTTCGTTGGAGTCGGCGACGACGGCCGCGACCCGTTGGGTTTGGATTCGATTCTTTCCGACAACGACTTCGACGTGGAACTGCCGCAGGCCATCCGCAGCGCGCTCACCCATTCATGCTCGTTCCTGAATGTGCGCAGCGCGGAACCCGAGGATGGTCTGCGCTCGAAGGTGTCGGTATCGTTCCGCAGCGCGCTCTATGAGACCGGCCTGTGGGATTACGCCCGTCGCGGCCTGTCGGCGGCGTTGTCGATAACCGATATCGACCGTTCCCAGTACGCGCAGGCGAACACCATCGTGCCTTCCGAGCTCATGCTCTACATGCCCGGCTACACGATTCGTATACGCCGCGCGCAATCAGGCCGCTATCATGCGGACGCTCCCCGGAACACGTACATGGATCATGTGCCCGTTTACCTGATCCCCTACCATCAGGACCTGAACCGCCCCTTTGGCCGCTCGCGCATCAGCCGCGAGGTCATGAGCATCACCGACACGGCGGTGCGCACGATGCTGCGCATGGAGGTAAGCGCCGAATTCTATTCGAGCCCTCAGCGCTACCTCATCGGCGCGGACGAGCCGCCCGAGGACAGGAACGGCAAGAAGCTGACCGGCTGGGAAGCCACCATCTCGAAGATGCTCAACATCAGCCTCAACGAGGACGGCCAGGCACCCACCATCGGCCAGTTCACGCAGATGACCATGCAGCCGCACACCGACATGCTTCGCGCCCTCGCGGCACGCATGAGCGGCGCGACCGGCGTGCCGCTCAGCCAGTTCGGCGTGATGACGGATTCCGGCCCTTCCTCGTCCGACGCGATCATGGCGGCGGAAAGCGAGCTTGTCATCGAGGCGAAGAACGCCTGCCGCGCCATCGGCGTGCAGCTACGCAAGGCCGCGAGGGACATCGCCATACTCAACGGCACCAGCGAGGACAGCGACGAGCTCGACCGCCTGCAGGTCAACTGGCGTGACCCCGAACGCCCATCGCAGGCCGCGCTCTCCGATGCCATCGTGAAGCAGGTGACGGCCATTCCATGGCTCGCCAACTCCGACGTGGTGTTGGAGAAGCTCGGCTACACGGATTCCGACATCACACGCCTGTTGGCCGACAAGCGCAAGGCCGAAACCCGCAGCGTGCTTGACTCCCTCGTGAACGGAGGCAACAAGGATGACGGACAACCGGCAACTGAACCAGTTGCAAGCCAGCCAAGCCAGGGCGGTGGAACTGGCGCGCCGCGATCTGGCGAAACTGTGGGAGACGCTGCAACAGCTCAGCCCTGAATGGCAGCGTGACATGCTGCTCGACTACGTGCCGCAACTGGTCGTCAAATACGGCGACCTCGCGGCGCATGCCGCCTATGAATGGTATATGCGCGTCCGTGGCGAATCGGTGCCAGACCCGTGGGAGTACGACCTATCCGACTCTTTCCCCGGCGACGGCATCGACAAGACCATACGCTGGCAGGCCGGCCACCTGTGGACGGACCCGCAGACCATGCAGGCGTATCTGGTCGGCGCGATGCAACGCTGGGTCATGTATTCGGGGCGTGAAACCGTTGCCCGCCTGTGCGAGCACGACCCGTCCGAACCACGGTACGCGCGCGTGCCGAGAGGCGCGAAGACGTGCGCGTTCTGCACGATGCTCTGCTCGCGAGGCTGGGTGTACCACAGCGAGAAAACCGCGAAATACGCCAAAGGCTCGTTCAGCCTGTTCCACGACGACTGCGACTGCCAGATCGTGCCCGAATGGGACAGGGACCAAGCGCACATCGAGGGCTACGACCCCGACCGCATGTACTCGGAATACATGCACGCCCGCAGCCTCATCGAGAACGGCGGCCTGGACGACGACACCTATCGGATGATAAAGGCCACCACAAAAGGCAATCCCGACAATCCCAACGACCCGAACACGCTTGTCTACCTGATGCGCCGGCTTTACCCCGACCGATACAAGGACGGGTATGGAGTACCCAGACCGTCCCGTTCGTACTGAATTTTCCCCAACCACCCGCACGGGTGGTTTTTTTATGCCCGAAACGGGCCCAACCCACTAGGAGGAACCATGACCGAAGAGGCCAACGGCAACCAGCAGGCGGCATCGGCCGAGAACGGAGCGAAGCCGCCCGAAATCGACTACGAGGCCAAATACCGGGAGGCCGTCGCCCATTCCCGCGAATGGGAGAAACGCGCCAAGGACAACAAGGCAGCCGCCGACGAACTGCAACAGCTCAAGGAGGCCCAACTGTCCGAAGCCGAAAAGACAGCCAAGCACATCAAAGAGCTTGAAGCCAAGAACGCCGCCTACGAGGCGGAAAAACAGCAGAACGAATGGAAGACGCAGGTCTCCAAGGAAACCGGCGTGCCCATCGCACTGCTCCACGGCTCCACCCTCGAAGAAATGCAAGCCAACGGCAAGGCGCTCGCCGACTACATCACCGACAAAACCAAGCCCACGGTGCATGCCGCATCCGAATCCAACCAGCCGCCCGCACCATCCGACACATCCGGCGACTGGATCCGTGACCAGTTCCTCAAACAAAAGCAGAAATAACCCCCTCCATAGAAAGAAGGTATGACGATGGCTTCCAACGTGAACTCCATCATCACCAGCAGCGACCTCGGCGGCGGACTCATCCCCACCGAATACGCCACCCAGATTATCCAGGACGCTCCCAAGTCGAGCGTATCCCTGACCCGTATGCGTCAGATTCGCATGAGCACCCGCACGCGCACGCAGCCGGTGCTTGACTCCAAGCCGATCGCCTACTGGGTTGGCGGCGATACCGGCCTGAAGCAGACCACGAAGATGAAATGGTCGGGCCTGAGCATCACGGCCGAGGAGCTTGCGGCCATCGTGCCCATCCCCGAGGCCGTTATCGCGGATTCCGGCATCCCCATCTGGCCGGAGGTCATGCCGCGTCTGGCTTCCGCACTTGGCTACAAGCTGGATCAGTCGACCCTGTTCGGCGTGGACAAGCCTTCCAGCTTCCCTGACGGCATCATCCCGCAGGCCATCGCGGCGCACAACACGCTCACCCAGGGCAAGGACCTCGCCAAGGACGTGGCCTCCATGGGTCAGAAGCTCGCCGAACAGGGCTTCGCCATGAACGGCTTCGCCAGCAAGCCGGGCCTGAACTGGGAGCTTATCGGCCTGCGCAATGCCAACGGCAGCCCGATCTACGTGCCCTCGCTCGCCTCCGGCGCGCCGTCCACCCTGTACGGCTTCGGCCTCAACGAGGTAGACAACGGCGCATGGGATGCTACCAAGGCCACGCTGCTCGGTGCCGACTGGTCGAACTTCGTGGTCGGCATCCGTCAGGACATCACCTACAAGATGCTTGACCAGTCGGTTATCTCTGACGATAACGGCAAGGTGATTCTGAACCTCGCGCAGCAGGATTGCGTCGCCATGCGCGTCGTGTTCCGCGTCGGCTTCCAGATCGCCAACCCCATCAACGACGTGCAGCCCGACAAGACGAAGCGCTTCCCGGCGTACGTCATCACGCCGGCATCGACGTCCACCGGAGCGTGATGGCCATGGGACTGAACAAGCAGATACAGTTCGTGCGTCAACCGAAGCCGACTGACGGCGAGATTATCGCTCAGGTGGCCGTTTTTGACGGGGAAGGCAATCCGGTCGATGTCGGCGGCGCTCCCACCGCCGACACGCTTGCCGGTGCCACCAACACCGGCAAGGCGGTGCTCAAAGCCACGGATGCAGCCGGCGCGCGCAAGGCCATTGGCGCGGGAACGTCCAGCTTCAGTGGAAGCTACAACGACCTGTCGAACAAGCCGACGATTCCGCCCGCCTACACGCTGCCCGCCGCCACGGCTGAGGCGTTGGGTGGCGTCAAGAAAGGTGCCGCGATCCCGAATCTCGAGAGCGGCGCGGATGCGGCGGTCATCGCCACGAAGGTCAACAGCATCCTCGCCCAGTTGCGCGCGATCGGTGTCATCGCCGTCTGACGTGGGGAGGTGCGTTATGGCCGACGAAACGGAAGAAAACCCATTCGCCACCCACACGGAATTGTTCAAACGCTGGAAGCAGATGCCGGACGACCCGGATTATGTTGACCAGCGGCTGGCTGATGCATCGCAGTTCATTCGCGAGCAGTGTCCCGGATGGCGCGATATCGCATCCGCCACGTTGGAACGCATCGCCTGCGAGCTCGCCAAGGATGTGATCTCGTCCGACATGCAGACCGAGGGTGCCGGTTTCGATACGACCGGTGCCAGCAATCTCAGTCTCACGGCGGGCAGTTTCACTCAGTCGATGACCTTCTCGAATCCTCGCGGCGAATTCTATCTGTCCAAGGGACAGAAGAAGGCGCTTGGGCTCACCGGCCAACGCTTTTACAGCGTCGACCTGTCGAGCGGGGAGGCGTCATGAGGGGCGAGACCGTGAAGGTGCTGCGCTACACGTCCACCGGTGGGACAGACCCCGGCGGCTCGCCAGTCACCAAGGTTGATATCGAGTCGGTTGGCAACGTGCTTGTCTCGCCCGGCGCGATGAGCAACGCCACCGACTCGATTCGACCTGACGGCGTGACCGTTGCATTCACCTGCTTCTTCCCCCGCAGCTACGCATACCGGAGTCTACGCGGGGCGATGGTGCGCATCGATTCCCATGACTACAAGGTGGTCGGAGACCCGAGGCCTTTGGACGGCGGCATGAAGCCGACCGCATGGAACCTCAAGGTCGAAGTCACCGACACGGAGGGATAACCATGGTCAAGATGGTGAAACTGAATTATTCGGCGTTTCAGGCATACCGGCGCAACGAGGGTTCCAAGGCCGCCATAGGCGAGGCTCGGAAGCTCGCGGCGAGGGCGAACGCCATGGGCTCGCCCACACATGCGGGCCAGCCCATGTATACGGCGTTGGGCCCTCAGCCAAGCCCCGAGGGAGCCACCGCGCTCGTGCACACGGAGAACACCGCCGCGCGCGTCGATAACGCGGCCCACAACACGTTGGCCAAGGCGTTGGGAGGTGGCGGCTGATGGCCGTGAACGCGGAAAAACTCGTCATGGACTGGCTCAACGCGGACCCGACGATCAAGGCCGAATATCCGGCCAGTTTCGACGTGCCCGCCGGATCATCGGCCACGCACCCGCTGCCGTTCGTCACCGTCGAACAGGTGGGAGGCTCGGACGAACGGTTCCGCAGCCTGCCGCTTATCGCGGTGCAGGTGTGGGGCGAGTCGCGCTGGCTGGTCTCCGAGGCTGCGGCGAAACTCATACTCCCCCGCCTCAAACGCATAACGGAGTTGCCCGAGGTCGCCGACATCGACATCGCCGGCCGCACGCATTTCCCCATGCCGGACGGGCGGCCCCGCTACCAGATACTCATACAACTCACCGTCAAATCAGACGACTAACGAAAGGTCTAAATCATGGCTGGTTCCACCACCAACGATTCCACCATGGTGTCGTTGGGCAAGTTCAAGGTCGGCGGCTACGCCTACTGGGCACCGTCCGGCACCGCGCTGCCCACCGATTCCTCCACCCCGCTGGCCGCGGCGTTCAAACTGCTCGGGTACCTGTCCGAGGACGGTCTGACCAACACGACCGACACCGACACCACCGAGATCAAGGACGCCAACGGCACGACCGTGATGAAGGTCATCACCAGCTACGCCGAGTCCTACCAGTTCGCGCTGCTGGAGGTGCTGCGCGCCGAGGCCGCCAAGATGCGCTACAACTCGGACGCGGTCACCGGCACGGATAAGAGCATGACCATCAAGCACCAGATGCCCTCCGACGAGGACTTCGTGCTCGTGTTCGAAATCGCGATGACCGGCAATGTGAAGGACCGCCTCGTGATCGGCAACGGCACGCGCGCCGAGTTCGGCGACCGACAGGTGCATGCCGGCGACGCTCAGGTGTACGACATCACCGTGTCCGCAAACGACATGGGCAACGGCGTCACCGCCATCGAATACATCGGCAGGGCCACGGCTGTCAGCGAGAGCGCCGCCGTCACCGAGGCCCTGCTCGGCAAGGTCGTCGACCCGGCCAACGGCGACGAGAACGCCGAAACCGCCGAAGAGGTTCCGGCCGCCGAATGACGGTTCTTCCCGCGTCGCGCTTCGAACGACTTCCCACGACGCGGGAACCTTTTCTTCGTTCAACCGTGGAAGTCGTTTTCACTAGTCTTTTGGAGAAGTCATCATGTCACGAAACCGCCACCGTTCCGGCAACCCCGCCAACAATGTTCCCGGCAGCCGTCCGCAGGATCACAAGCCCGCGCAGGGCAAGCCACGCACCGTCACCGTCAAAGGGCTCGTCCTGACACTGGACCCGGCCAAGCTCAACGACTGGGAGCTCATGGAATCCCTCTACGACCTCCAGTCCGACCCACAGAACAATGCGCTGAGCGTGGTACCGTTCCTGCGCGGCATGTTCTCAGCCAAGGACTACGGGCGCATCAAGAACCGTCTGCGCGACCCCGAAACCGGACGCATCACCGGAGACGCCATGGGCGAGTTCCTGCAGGAACTGTTCGCGCGTCTGAACGAGGAATCCCCAAACTCATGACGCTCGTATACCTGCTGCATGCCTGCCCCGACCAGTTGGCGGCGGACATGCGGCGCGTATACGGGCTTAGCGTCTATGAGCTGGATCCATTGGAAGCGGCAGCGCTGGCGGTGAACCTGCCTGCGGGCTCACTGGTGTGGCAGAGGCTGGACGTTCCGGCCGCCTGGACGCTCGACCAGTATCTGATGGCCGCGCGGATCGACCAGATGAACATGTGGATGTGGGGCAACGCCGACCCGAAGAAACGCGGCCCACAACCCGAACCGCTGCCACGACCCGGCAACGGAAGCGGCCATGCCGTCGCGAACCCCTCCAATCCGGAGGACTCCGGGGAAGCAACGCGCAGGACGCGCACCATCAAGCCCATGGCCCTGACCGTCGCCGAACTCGACGAGTTCATGAGCCGCGACTTCACGGACGTGGAGACGAAACCCTTCACCCACAACGAATAACCGAATAGAGAGGCACGGTCATGGCATACCAGCTGGCTCAGGCGTACGTGCAGATCGTGCCCAGCATGAAGGGCGTGGGCAAGGCCATCGAAAGCGCGTTCGACGGGCCATCCAAATCGGTCGGCCAGAAAGCCGGCGACACCGCCGGCGGCGGCTTCTCCAGGGGATTCTCCGCGAAGCTCGGCGTGATCAGCGGCGTCGCATCCAGCATCGCCACGAAGGTCATCGGCGTGTTCTCCGGCCTGTCCGGGCAGATCCTCGACGCATCGGATTCGACCCAGAAGTTCGCACAGACACTGGACTTCGCCGGCGTCGGGGCCGACCAGATCAAGAAACTGACCACGTCCACGCAGGAGTACGCGAACAAGACCGTCTACGGCATCGACGACATCCGCAACACCACCGCCCAGCTGGCCGCCAACGGCGTGCCGAACTACGACAAGCTCGCCGAAGCGGCCGGCAACCTGAACGCGGTCGCGGGCGGCAACAGCGAAACGTTCAAAAGCGTCGCGATGATGCTCACCCAGACCGCCGGCGCAGGCAAGCTGACCACGGAGAACTGGAACCAGCTGGCCGACGCGATCCCAGGCGCTTCGGGCAAGCTCCAGGAGGCGATGCTCAAGAACGGCGCGTACACGGGCAACTTCCGCGACGCGATGGCAAAAGGCGAGATCACCTCACAGGAGTTCAACGACGCGCTCATGCAACTGGGCATGAACGACGGCGCGATCAAGGCGGCGGAGAGCACGCAGACGTTCGAGGGCGCGTTCGGCAATCTCGAGGCCACCATCGTGGACGGTGCGGCGAACATCGTCAACACCGTCAAACCGTACATCACCGGAGCGGTCACTGCGTTGGGCGACGGCATCGGCAAGGCGATGCAGTGGGTGAACGACCTCACGGGCGCGCTCATGAAAACCGAGGGCGTGCAGACGTTCGCCAACGGGGTGAAAAGCATCGCCGGCGCGGTCGGTTCGGTCGTCGGCCCGTTCGCCGGCGTCATCGGCAGCCTGCTCGGCTTCACCGGCGGCGCGTACAGTGCCGGCGGGGCCGCCCAGCAGCTCTCCAATATTCTGGGCAGCATCGGCGGCATGCTCCAGTCGGTCGGCACGTTCGTCCAGCAGAACGCCGACTGGATGCAGGCGCTCGCGGTCGCGGTCATGGCGGGATATGGCGCGTTCAAGCTGTTCTCGATCATCACGACCGTGGTCGGCTTCATCAAGGCGTTCAGCCTCGCTGACACCGTCGCCGCCGCAAAGCAGTGGCTGTTGAACGCGGCTATGAACGCGAACCCAATCATGCTGGTCGTCACCGCGATATCGGCGCTGGTCGCCGCACTGGTCTGGTTCTTCACGCAGACTGAGACGGGTCGCAAGGCGTGGGCGGCGTTCACGTCGTTCGTCTCCTCTGCATGGCAGAAGACGGTCGATGCCGTCACCAGTCTCGGCCAGAACATCGCGAACTTCTTCACGCAGACGCTTCCCAATGCGTTCCAGTCCGTCGTCCAATGGTTTCAGCGGCTGCCGGAACGTATCGGCAGCGCATTGTCGAACCTGCTCACGGCTGTGGGCGAATGGGCCACCTGTCTCGCGCAATCCGCGTGGACCGCCGGGAACCAGTTCGTGCAGAACGTCGTGTACTTCATCACGCACTTGCCTGAGACGATTGCCTACTGGCTGTCCTATTCGATCACGTTCGTGGTCGCATGGGTCGCGCTTATGGGTCAGAAGGCCATCGACGCTGGCACACAGTTCGTGCAGAACGCGGGCACGTTTATATCCCAGCTGCCAGGCAATATCTGGAACTGGCTGGTCGCCACCGTCACGAACACGGCCAATTGGGTGGCGCAGATGGCCGGCAAGGCCAGCGAGGCCGGAAGCCAGTTCCTCAACAACATGGCCACGTTCATTTCCCAATTGCCCGGCAGGATATGGGCGTTCCTCGTGAACGTGCTGACCGGCGCGGCCAACTGGGCAGGACAGATGGCGTCGAACGCGGCGCAGGCCGGCAGCAGTTTCATACGGAATGTGATCCAGTTCGTATCTCAGCTGCCCGGATGCATCGCCGCCTACCTGCGCGGCGTGATATCGAACGTCGGGGCCTTCGCCGGTCAGATGGGGCAGGGCGCGCTCAACGCCGGACGACAGTTTTTGAGCAACATCGTCAACACGCTCGCCTCGATACCGGGCCGTGTGGTGTCCATCGGACGCAACATCGTCGAGGGCATCGTCAGCGGCATCATGGGCAGCATAGGCCGGGTCGGCTCGGCGATTCTCGGCGGCATGAATGCCGCCATCGCCAACGTGAAGCGCATGCTCGGCATCCACTCCCCCTCACGCCTGTTCCGCGACCAGATCGGCATGATGATGGGCCTTGGCCTCGCCAACGGCATCGACGCTTCCGCACGCTATGTGAACGCCTCCATGGGCAGCATGATCGGCGGGCTCATGCCCGACATCAACGACCTGCTGCCCGCCAACCGCACGTACGACGCGGCCACGATGAACCGGCGCATAGTGTACACGCCGTCCACGGACGCCATGCAACCGCAAGCGGGCGCGTCGAACGTGAACATCACCAACTACTATCCGCAGGCCGACCCGTGGCCACTCGCCACGAACGACAGTCTCGACAAGCTGACGGTCGGAATCTAAAGGGGGTTGCTTATGGCCGGTGTCGATTACGCGCTCAACGGCGTGGCCCTCGACTCCCAGTATTGCCGGGTCACGTTGGGCAGCACCCTGTTCGCTGGGGTCTCCGTGTCCCGCAGCAAGGTCAGCGCCCCGTTCCGGCATGGCACGATACCATCCGGTTTCGCCCCATCGTTCGAGGAACGCAGCGTGACGCTCAAGGTCACCGCGTTCCGTGCGGGAGCATTGGGCCGCGCTGATGCCGCGGGTTTGGATTCGAGCCGCCTGGCGCGCCTGTGCACGGCACCAAGCCTGACATTGGGCCGTCGGGTCAACGGGCGGAGACAGCAGGCCGTCGTGGAGCTCGCCAGTCTGGAGGCCGACGACGGAGGCACCGTGCTGGACAGGCTCACCCCGTTCACGGCGGTGTTCGCCATGCCCCAAGTGTGGTGGCGCGATCCGGTCGCGTATGACCGTCAGGTGGCGGCGAACACAACGGACTGGCTGTGGCCGTCAGCCGTGCAATGGCGGCAGGAATACTGGACGCGCTGGAGTGGCGCGGCGAACGATTCGACCAGTCTCATGGCGGATTTCGTGACCATGTGGATTGGTGAGCCGAACAATTCGCCGTCGCTGCTGATCCCGTTGTCGTCGGGCATACCGGATGGCATGTTCGGTGACGCGCCCGTCACCGATCCGATAATACGGCTGCCCAAGGGCGTGAGCAGCGCCTCGGTCACCGACCCCACGTCGAACACGGGCGTCATCTGGCAGGGTGCGGCCAACGCGAACGCCTACACGTATGTGGACGTGGGCAACTGCCTCGCATGGCAGTCCACGGCGGATCATCAGTGGACGCAATCTGGCACGGACGTGACCGGCGGCTTGGATTATCCGGCGGGCGGCCTGCTGCAATGCTGGCCGAACCCGGTGGACAACGGCTACCGGCTCACGTCGAAGATCACCGGCAGCGGCGAGCCATTGCTCGTGCACGTGCGCCGCGCATGGTGGTAGACCCCGTATTCCCCTTCTATGCAATTTCCGCGCCGGTTTTCAACGTCTGGAGTCCCCTTATGGTCAAGACACTGCACGCTCGCCTCGTCGCCTACCTGCCCAACGGCGGCAGGCTCGGCAACCTGCCCGCACCGCTCTCATGGGACGCGAGCATCGTCAACAACGACCTCGGAGCACTCAAGGTCGTCTACAGCCGTCGTACCGTCGGCGGCGGAATCCTGAAACGCGGCCTCGAACAGGGGCTCGAGATCGGGCTCGAGGTCAGTGACGGCGGAACATGGAGCGAACCCTACAACTGCCGCTACCTGCTCATCGGCCGCTCCCGCAACGCCGAAGACGTGTCGGACACGGTGACGCTCACCTGCCAGAGCATGGGCTGGCTGGCCAACAAGATTCTGAACAACGACACCGCGCATCTGATAGCGGACGGCGACAACAAGGGCAAGCGCGCGTTCCTGTCGAAGAACCCCGGCACCATCATCAGAACGATTCTCGATGAGAACAAGGCCCGCAAGGGTGCCGGCCTCGTTTTGGCCCCCGGTTTCGACACCGGCAAGGACGCGGCTGGCGCGAACTGGAAGAGCGTGTACACGCTCTACTACTCGTTGGGCACGAGCCTGAACAGCATGCTTTCGAGCATGGTGGGCGGCGGTGCCATCGACTGGCGCACCGAGGGCCGCACCCTCAGAATCTGGAACGCCGACAGCACCAGTCTCAGCCGTGACCTGTCGGGCCGCGTGCACATCAGCATGGCGCACGACATACTCGAGGCACCCGAAGAGGAAAGCATCGAAGACCTCTCCAGCGATATCCTCGTGGAGGGTGACAACGGGCTAATCTTCCGCGAGTCGAATCCGGCGGCACCCACGCCGTGGGGTGGCTGGGAATCCTATGTCTCTCAGGGTGGAGTCTCGGACGAGGCCACCGCCAAGGCGTTCATGCAGACCACATTGGCCAGCGCGGCCCGTGTGCGCGGCCAGTACACCCGCTCGCTGCTCGTCACCAACGCCGAATCATTGCCGTTGGTGGACTACCGGCCCGGCGACTGGATCACCGCGCCCACAGTCCAGCACGGCGAGAAGGTGCGAATCCAACAGGTCACCGTTTCGCTTGACTCCAACGGGCTCAAGGCCAGCATCACGCTCAACGACAAGGTGTACGACTCGCAGGTGCGAGCCAACAAGAAGATTCAGGGCATCACCGGTGGCGCAACGTTGGCCGGCAGCGAGGGCGGCCGCCCGGCTCCGGAGAAGGATCATCGCACGCCGAAGGCCGTGACCGGTCTGGTCGTGGCGACCGACGCGTATATCTCCTCCCGTGGTACGGCTTTGGGTCTGGCGACCTTGCAGTGGGCTGCGGTTTCGCAGGCCACGGATGACACGGCCATCGACATTTCGGGCTATCGCGTGGAGTATCGCAAGAACCTTGCCGGTGCGCCGTGGGTTTCCGGTGGCGTGACTGACGCGCAGCGGCTCACGTTGGGCATCGGCGGGCTCGAATGCGGGCAACGCTATGAGTTCCGGGTCAGGGCCGTGCCAACGTATTCAGACAAATTGGGCGACTGGTCGAACGTGGTCGTGGCTTTGGTGGCCAGTGACGTGACGCCGCCGAGCATACCGTCCAAGCCTATCCTCACCAGCAAGCTCGGTGTGGTTGACGTGCAGTGGGACGGCAGGAACAATGCCGGCGGCGGCATGGAACCGGACTTCGACCACGTGGAGGTCGGCATTTCCGATTCGAACGGGAATTGGAAATACCGGGATAGCGTGGCGCGTGACGGGCACTGCATCGTCACCGGCCTCGAGTATCGCGCCTACTGGTTCGCGCTCAGGAGCGTGGACCATTCGGGCAACAAGTCGGATTGGGGCGTGGGCGCGTCGATCACGGTCGCCAGCGCGGTCTCCCAGGACGATCTGGACAGGCTCGACAAGGACCTCGCCGCCAACAAGGAGGCTTTGCGGGATAACACCGCGAAGCTGACGCAGGCGCAGAAGGACATTCAGGCGAATAAGACTGGTCTTGACACGGCGAATCAGACGCTCTCGCAGGCCAAGGCCGATCTGTCGCAGGCGCGGAAGGACATCGCGCAGACCAGAAGCGACCTGACCACGGCGAACGGGGAGATCAGCAAGGCGAAGGAGTCGGCGGCGCAGGCGTATGCCGAAGCCCACTCGAAGAACCATACCTTCCGTGGGTCTGATGAGCCGAGGGACAATCTCATCGTCGGTGACCTGTGGCTCAAGACCCAGAAGTATTGGACGAGGTGGCAGGGCGAGAAGAACGCAAGCCCCTCACTGCTCGCCGACTTTTACACGTACTGGACCGGCGCTCCGAACGCCAGCCCGTCCGTGCTCGTGCCGCTCTCTGACCGCGTGATCGATACGCTTGTCTGGGATGGCTCCGCTTGGAACCACATGGGCTATGCCGACGTGGAAAACAATGCGAAGCAGATCGAGCAGGCGAAGTCGGATATCGCGGACAACGCCGCGAAGACCACCGACGCCAAGAAGACTGCCGAGAACGCCGCTGCCGCAGCGAAGACCGCGCAGGGCACGGCAGACAGTGCGAAGAGCGCTGCTGGCACCGCGCAGTCCACCGCCGACGCGGCGAACGCTGCCGCGAAGAGCGCGACGACAACGGCAGGTCAGGCCAAGGATGCGGCCAACGCGGCAAACGTCGCCGCCGAAAGCGCGAAGAAGACCGCAGGCAATGCGGAGACACTGGCGAATACGGCCAATGCTTCGGCCAATGCGGCCAAGACGGACGCTTCCACCGCGAAGACCGATGCGGCCAACGCCAAGGCCACCGCTTCGAACGCTTCGAGCGTGGCGACGCAGGCGAAGGCCACCGCCGACAGCGCGGCACAATCCGCCACGGACGCGGCGAATGCCGCCCAGAAGGCGAATACGGCTGCTGCCGCCGCCGCTGGCGTGGCAAACGGCAAGGCCGACGTGCTCATCCAGTCCACTGCTCCGGATGCGTCGATGCGCAAGTCCACGACACTGTGGATTGACACGACGAATGGTGCGAACACGCCGAAACGGTGGAACGGGTCGGCTTGGGCGGCGGTGACCGACAAGGCCGCTACCGACGCGGCGAACGCCGCCGTCAAGGCGAATGATGCGGCCAAAACCGCTCAATCCACCGCCGACAAGGCCGCGACCGCCGCCGCCAACGCCGCGTCACAGGCCAATCAGGCACAAGCCGCAGCCAAGAAGGCACAGACCACCGCCGACGGCAAGAACCTCATCTACCGTGGCCCGGACGAACCCGCGCATGATGGGTTGAAGCCGGGCGACATGTGGTGGCGCACGCAGAAGTATTGGACGCGCTGGCAGGGGGAGAAGAACAACAGCCCCTCACTGCTCGCGGACTTTTACACGTACTGGCAGGGCGCTCCGAACGCTTCGCCGTCTGTGCTCGTGCCATTGGCCGACCGCGTAATCGAAGTGCTGACATGGGATGGTACCCGCTTCACGCCATTCGACCTTGTGGCCAATAACATTCTGGCTGCTGGCACGGTGGCCGCGAAGCATCTCGCCGTGGATTCCGTGACTGCCGAAAAGGTCAAGACCAATGCGATCACGGTGGACAAGCTCGCCGCTAACAGCGTGACCACTGAGAAGCTGGTTTCCGACGCGGTGACCGCCGCGAAACTCGCCGCTGACTCTGTGCAGGCGCGCAACATCGTCTCGCTCGCCATCACGACCGACAAGCTGGCCGCGAACTCGGTCACGACCGCGAAACTCCGCGTGACGGAGGACATGACCGTGGCGCTCCTGAATGTCCATAAGATTCAGGCGGGCGACATCGTGTCCGGCGCGGTCACGACGGACAAGCTCGCCACCAACAGCGTGAACGCCGACAAATTGGCTGCCAATTCGGTCAATGCGTCGAAGATCGTGTCCGGTGCGATAACCGTCGACAAGTTGGCCGCGAACTCCGTCACTGCGGTGAAGATTGCGGCGGGCAGCATCACGACGGACAAGATCGCGGCGGGCCAGTTCCACGGCTACGTGTTCACCGGCGCGATATTCCAAAGCACCGACGCCGAGAACACGGGCGTGAAGCTCAATTCGACGGGCCTGCTCATGTGGGATTCCAACCATAATTGCACCGTCTATCTGGACGGTGAGGGCAGGTCGAACCTGCTGACCGGCACGTTCCAGACGAGCCTCACCGGCCGTCGAGTCGTAATATCACCGACGTTCATACAGTCGACGATCAACAGCGATGACAAGACCGAAGGCTCAGGCATCGAATTCCAGCACGGGCGCGACGGGCGCGACGGGTGCGACGCCTACATCGCGTCGGAATCCCGGACCAACTATAAAGGCGAGGTCTCCGCCATCGTAATCAACGGAGGCCGGTTGAGCGACACCGATCCGGGGTCGTTCATGCGTTTGGGCGAATACAAGGCTGCGGACAACGCCACCAAAACCGGCGAAGCCTTCCTAGCCGCGTACCGTGATTATTCCAAAGGCAGCAAGAGCGGTAAAGCGCAACTGGTATTGGAGGCCGACCCGACGTCCAAATACCATACATCAGCCGAACTCTCGGCGGCAGATCCGAACGGTAGCGTCGGCGTAAGTGCGGACATCAACTCCGGGTATCTGCACCTCGGCGGGTTCCTCGGCCTGTTTGGCGAGGGGCGCGGAACGTTCCGGACGGCCTATTTTCGTAACGGGATAATGAGCGGCGAAGGGTGGATGACGCAGACGTACACGTATGCCTCCCCGGCCAAATACGGCTTATACCATGCGCATGTCTCCGCCGACGCAATGGGGTCGGTCATGGTCGGTTCGAACAATGATTCGGCGAGCGGCTGCGGCCTGTGGGCGCGTGGCGTCGGCAACGGCGTCAATATCCCATACGGCACTCAGCTGCTCGCCATCCTGGCCGAACAGTAGGAGGCGTGGTGGGAACGAACATCTACGGCGACGTGTTGGCCGTGACCGGTGACGACGGGACGGGTCATCTCATCCCGTTGGACGCGATCGCCTCGTGGGGCGAGCTCCTCGGCTGCGACACGGACATGGAAGCGGTCGCGGCGATCATACGGGTCCGGTCGAACAGGTCAGACCCGGGCGTCATCGACCCGGCCACCGGACGCAACGCTTGGACCAGCGCCTACGAGCAGGTGGAGCGCGACGAGTTGGCGGACCGTCAGCAGACGCGCATGGCCGCGTTGCATCCCGTGCTCACGGCGTCAGGCGCGTTGTCGCCGGACGGTCGCGAGGAGACCCGTCGCCTGCTCGGATTGGACGCGATGCCCGTCATGGAGGATGCGGACGGTCGGCTCGCCGCCACGCTGGCCGGCGTGGCCGACCGCATCGCCGTGAAGCGCGACCGGTTCCGCCGACAGTCGATCGATTATCTGACCGACCATCGGCGTTGACGCGGGCCGGACGGACGGCCACGCGCATCGACTCCGCCGGGATGGCATGGATTCCCACGCCATCCCGGCGAAAAAGGCAAACAACACAACAGCAAAGGAGTAATCATGACAGCATCCGACGTTCCATCATCCGGCGCGCGACCGGCGGCGGATGGCGTGCTCGACCTGCGCCCGCCAAAGGAAAGCCTGAAGGCGGAACTGTGCCGCCTCGGACTCGAATATTCCAGCACTGATGCGGCTGGCGTTGAATCATGGCGCGACTATCAGCGTGGCGTGCTCGCCACGTTCGACCAGACCGGCAAGACCGTGACGATCACGGATGTTAAGACGAATCTCGGCCGCACTTTGACGCTCGAAGAGCTTAAGGCCGTGACCCGAATCGACACGATGACCGCCGCAGACTAACCCCCTGCTTTTCACCCATTTTTCAGCCCCTGCAATCCATGCGGATTGTGGGGGTTTCGCATTAAAAAGGAGACTTATTTTGACTCAGATTCCAGCCGACGCGAACACCGTCATCGACCAGCTCGCACAACAGATCGGCACACTCAACAAGCAGATCGCAATCCTGTCCAGCCAACTCGCGGCGGCCATGAAACTGATCCCGCAGGATGTGCTCGACAGTCTCGGCAAGGAGGACACGAATGCAGAGGATTAATCTTTTCCCCAATCCTGTTTTTGCCGGACCGCTTACCGGCATCTCCCATTGGGGTGGCGCGAATGGGACGGTCCGTGATAATGCGTTGCACGTCACGGGAGCCAATGGCGGATATGGCCTCAACGTTGCGGTTCCATTCAACGTTCCGCTCGTCTTGTCGATGAGAGTGAACGCCAGCGAAGATAACGTCGCGGGCATGATGATCATTCAGACAACTGATAAGCCCGGAATTAATAATATGTTGGGTTCCCAAAGATTCAAACGGGGGATATCGGATGTCTTGCACAGATTCACGGTCCCCTCCCACGGGTTTCGATTCGAGGTAAATCCAAACGGAATCCGTGACTTGGCGGTATCGAATGTGCTCATCGAACGCGCCGACACGTATGACATTGCCGTTGGGGGGGGGGCTTCCGGGCTTCTTCACGGGAGACACCATGCCGCTCGCATAGGAGCGTCCGTCGGGCGGGTGATGCCCGATGATGGTCACGAACCTATGCACGTGCCCATCCTCGACCATCACCCTGAAAGCCGACAAGTGGGTGGATATCACGACCATCCCGAACAAGCCAGGGACGAAATATTGGGTCAGAGCCTACGTGAACGTCACCGGCGGCACTATCTCGATGAGAGCGTATGGCGACATCATGGCAAGCCAGCATGTCAGCTACGCGTTGACCGCCACCGTTGCCGGTCCGATGTCAATGTATTATTCCGTCAGGTCCGGCAATCCGACCGTCACCGTGACGCATATTCTCATCTGCACGGATGCCGAGTATCAGGCGAACAAGACCCTGCTCGACGGCATCGGATATTTCACCGGGAATACGATGCCGCTCGCCTGACCCTCTTGGGGGTGGCGGCATGAGCTACATCACCAACCTATACCCCGACCCCTCATGCTACAAGCAGTTAAACACGTGGTCCAGCGGCAGTGGCGTGAATGTCGAGCACATCGACGGGCACTTCCGCTACACGAATACCGGCAACAATAGCTGGTCGATAATCGACTGGAATAGCTGGCGTGAATTGATGAGACTGGGCCGTGTCGTGGTCATCGCCTACACGGCCACCAGCGGGCTGAGCGTGGCAGTGGAGAGCGGCATGACACTCGTCTCCGGCACGACCCCATCGGGTGCCGCATGGACGGCGGCGAAGATCAACAGGGACGACCACCGCAGCATCTACTGCCATGGCAGTGGCAGTTTGACGTTGGAGGCCATGGCCGTGTACGAGGGCGACGATTGGCCGACCGTCCAACAACTCCTCCCCCGGTTCCCCTTGTTCACCGGCAGTTCGATGCCACTCAACTAACCCACTCGACTGACCCAAGGAGGAGGCGTATGCCTACATGACCCTGACCGTATGGCTCACTTTCGCGGGCACGATCCTCGGCAGCGGGGCGACCGGCACCCTGACCGCGTGGATGCTCAAACGCTTCGACCGGACGTCCGTGTTGGAGCAGGCCGTGCGAGAGCTCCTGTTGTGCCGGCTCGAGGACCTGCGCGCCGAAATGGTCGCCCGCGACGGCATAGCCGACGAGGACCTCAAAGGCCGCAGCCAACGCCTCTACGACGTGTACCACGAGCTCGGCGGCAACGGGCACGGCACCGCGTTGAACGACGACATCCAGAGCGCGCCGATAGCGCCCCGACAATCCCGGCCCACGACCGTGGGCCACAAACAAACAAACAAACATCCCACAGAAAGGGGAAACATTGGTTAAAAACAAGGACAAGCCGAAACCGCGGTGGAAGCGGCTGATCGCCAAGGGTATGGCGCTGATCGCCGCCATGTGCATGATGACGCTCCCCGCGACCGCCCACGCGGACATGCAGGGCGTGGACATGTCCAACTGGCAGTGCGGCGCTGACGTGTACAACATGCAGGCCGACTTCATCGTGGTCGGCACCACGTGGGGCACGGGACAGGTGTACAACAACTGCCTCGTGTCCGGCGTCAACACGGATGCGAACCGTATGATCGCCCAGGCGCAGGCATCCGGCAAGAAATTCGGCCTCTACCATTACGCCATGGGCGGTTCGCCCGAGGGCGAGGCCCAATTCTTCTACCGCAACACCAGCAACTATTGGCGTCACGGCATCGTGGTGCTCGACTGGGAGATGGACGATAATCCGGCGTGGGGCAACTGGAGCTGGGTACGCCGCTTCATGGCGGAATGCGAACGGCTCTCGGGCGGCGTCAAACCGCTGCTCTACACCGGCCCCGTGGCCGGCACCATCCCGCAGGACATCCGCGACCGATACGGTTTGTGGATCGCACAATACGCGAACATGAGCCCGACCGGCTATCAGGCCAACCCGTGGATGATAGGCGCGTACGGCGAGGCCATGCGACAGTACAGCGGCACCGGTGTCGTCAACACGTGGAGTCCCATCGACCTCAACCTGTTCCGCGGCGAGGCATGGCAGTGGGATCTGTACGCCAACCCGACCGGCGGCTCCACGCCACCGGCCACACCGGCCGCGCCCGTGCAGCCGAGCAACCCCCAGCCCACTCCCAGCACTGGAGGCATCAGCCACACCATGCGGTGGGGCGAGACCATCTGGGGACTCGCCGTCGCCTACAACGCATGGCCCCTGTCCGCATGGCACACGCCAAGCGGTGACATCAACCGCTACTACGTGGGCGATGTCGTCACCTACGGCGGCGGCACCGCCCCCGCATCGTCCACCGGGGTATCCAAGGTCCTCCAATGGGGCGACACCGTGTGGGAGTTCGCCACGTCCCACGGCTACAGCGTCAGCCGCTGCACCGTCCCCTCCGGCAACATCAACGTCTACTATGTGGGCGACGTGGTGACCTGCCGCTGAGACTCAACAGATGCCGCCACCCGCTTGACCGGGTGACGGCATCACCCCATCATCATCCCTTATTGATCGGAGCAAACATGACCGACAGCAAAAACACGACCGACACCGGCGAAACGCTTCCCGGCGTCGATGTGAGCGACTGGCCCGAAGCCGTCAACGTCACCCATGACGTGCCCGACTGGCTCATCCCCAGCCGCGTCTACGACATCCTCAAATGGCTCGGCCTCATCGTCCTGCCCGCACTCGCCCTGTTCGTCAACACGGTCGGCCCCGCATGGGGCTGGCCCCACGTGGACGCCATCGTGACCACGCTCAACGCGCTCGGCATCCTCGCCGGCGCGCTCATCGGCGTCAGCGCCATCAAACAACGCCTCGACCTCGCCGCATGACCATCACGCACGGTTCGGCCCCGCCCGGCATCGCAGGTTGACTCTCCTCGAGTCGCCTGCGATGCCGGGCGGGGCCGATTTTCTAATTCCCTAGCAGATCGGGCCGGACAAGTCGCGTTCGCCAGAGAGTCGGAAGACAAAGCTGATTGCCGTCATTATCATTCTTATCGCCCCCGAAATCGGTTATGATAAGTCACCGATTTATAACACATAATCGGATATGTGTTATAAAACACGTCCGTATGTAACGCCTACAGCTGTTCGTCATCGATGTACAGGATTCGTGCGCCGGAGAGCTCCCGTGCGCGTTGGGCGATGGCACGGCGCCACGCGGCGGGCATATCGCCGGTCGATTCCGGCTCGGTTCTCGGCACGATGACGGCGGCCTCCTCCCCGGCTTCGGCGGTGACGGCGGCCGTGTGCCGCACTTCCGCGTCGAAGCGGCGTTTGAGCCCGCGCAGGTCGGTTTCGAGATTGTCCGGCAAATACCGGTCACGCTCCCAGCGCTTCACGCTGAACTCGGCGACGCCCCACCGGGCGGACAGCCATTTCGCGGTCAGGCCCATGCTCTCGCGCAGGCATTTCATCTCGGCGCTCGTCATCGTCATGATGCATCCTCCACTTTCTGTTTTTCCAATGATTCTGCCACGGCGACGCTGGCGGTGTTCTCCACAGCGAGCCTGTTCATGTCGTACCTGTCAAGCATCTCACGGGTACTCCAGCCACCCGAGGCCATGATCTCCCTGTCGGGGACCTTGCGGCGTCGTGCTTCCGTGGCGAATGAGCGGCGCAGCGAGTGCGGCGTGATTCTCCGCGCCGTCCCCACCTTTTCGCCCAAGTCGGCTATGACCTTATTGAGCTGCTGGTAGGTGACGCGCTTGCCCCTCCAGACAAGCAGCGGCCCTTTCCGACGTTCGCCTATCGCGCGTTCCACGGCATTGGCGGCGCGTTCGGACAAGCCGACCTCCTGCATCCAATCGAACTTCCTGTTGACATGCACCACCGGCGTGTCGCCCACACGGTAGTAGTCGGATACGCCCAGCTTCAACGGTTCGCTTGCCCTCAACCCGTTGAGCAATAGCAGACAACAGGCCGCGCCCACGAAAGCCCTGCGGTCGGCCTCAGCCAGGTCAAGAAACGGTGCGGCTTGCTCCTGCGGCAGCCATGAACCGTCGCTCCAACGGCGCAGCTTGGGACGTTTCACATGTTCTGCCGGATTGCGTTCGATATACTGCTCCTGCCACAGGTACTCGTAAAAGCAGCATATCGGCACAAGCTCGCTCGCCACGGTGGCCGGCTGTTTGCCCAACCGCTCTATCCTCCACACCCTGTAGGCATCGATATGGAAACGACGGATTTGCAGCACGTTCAACCTGTTGTCGGAACACCATTTCAGCCACAAGCCCAGCACCCGCTTATACGCGGGTCGGCTTTTCGCCGGAACGCTCGCCAAGTATTCGGCTATCAGCCGTGTCACTGGTGTGTCCATACGCTCACCGCCTCCTTGATGACCAACGGCCCGTCTTCCGGGCCTCTCACGAACGGAGCGACCCATTGCCGTCTGCGTTTGGAATGCGCAGGCCCGTACGCTTGGTTGCGCCAGAACCCACGGACGAAATACCGGTACTCGCATCGTCTTCTCGAACGCGGTGCCCATTCCGAAGATTGGCTTCTGGGCCCCGGACGCAGTACTATCATCTTCACTTTCGCGGACTGGCGTTCCATGCTCACGGGGCGGGGGCCGTCCCGTTCCGTCCGCCAAACGCACGGTTTGACCGCGCTGACTCGCGGCTCGCGCATCAACGCCATAGTCACGTCAAGCACCACGCCCAACGCGGTGGGCACCACCTCCACGTCCATCGGACAAATGGGGAGGCGCTTGTCGAGAACCGTGCGCCGCACCGTATCCGGGTCCGACGTGTACAGGCGCAAACCTATCCGCTCAGCTGTTGCCTCCCATGCGACGGCGTTGACCAGCATCGTGCCAAGGTTCGTGATGCATGAAACACCGTCCTCGTACACGACGAAACCGTTGGTCGTGGGATATTCGGGGGTTTCCGGCAGTTCGCCCGACCTGAACTGGGCTTCCACGACTTTGCACATGTCGCTGTTGACCCACCACAGGCTCGCCGCCTCCAAACCATCCAACTCGCCGTACATGGAATCGACCAGTTCGTCCACCGGCAGCAATCCGCCCGTCTTGGCCAAGGCGGCGCGTTGCCGGCCATCCTCTACCAGATGGTCACGGATGACCGGCAGCCAGGATGGGGTGAGCCGCAGTTTCTTCCGCCGGCTCATCGCGCTAGTCCAGTTCGGTGGCGAACAGCGAGGTGTTCGGGCTGGGGTTGTCCGCGTAATCGCCTTCGCCGTTGATCATGTCGTTGGCGTAGTCGATGAGGTAATCGATGTCCTCGACCTCGTAGACCGGCTCGGATGCGCTGAGGTCATGCTTTTCGAGCAGTGCCGCGTAGGGGCCGTCCTCGGGCCACACATCCGAATCGTCGTTGAGGTTCTTCAAATCGCCGACGTTCCAGAAATCGAGGCTCCAGTCGGGCGACCAGTTGTCGCCGTCCCAGTTCTGCAGCTTGAGGTCTACGGTGCGCTTGTGATCGGTGAATACGGTCATGATGACTCCTTAAAAAACGTGAAAAAGGTGTGCTTTCGCAGGCCCGGCCATAAGACCGGGCATACTGCCGATAAAAAGAATGTTTCAATCCACGCCCTTGGCGGGCGACATACGGCTATTGATGCCGATGGAACCAGTATAGGCCCGTATCAGAGCTCCTTGCGGGCGTATTCGCAGATCTCGTCGAGCGTGTCATAGTCTTCCTCGCCGTCGATATGCCAGCAGAGGTCTTCCTCCACCGCTTCCTTGTCACCGTTCTCGTAGCGGTACCAGAGGGTGCCTAAGAGGAAGCTGTCGTCGGTGGGGTCGAAGCCGAGGGCGAGGAACTGCTTGCCGTCGCGATTGCTGACCTCGATTGTGTCGTCGGGGCAGATTCCGTCGACCACCTCGGTGTCGATGGCGCTGCCGGTGTTGCTGTAGATGTAGCTGCTGATCTGGTAGATGTTCATTTTCGGAGCCTTTCTGCTCTTTCCGGGCTTGCCTTGCGCTTCCCGTTGACAGTTATTAGTGTAGCACAATCGGTTACAAAAAGTAACCGGCGTGTCGGAAATGCTAGACTGGACCCGTCCACCTTGCTGACACTCGGGGGACAATGCAAAAGCCCCGCAACCATCCGGCGCGGGGCTCAATTTTTGCCCACATTTTGCCCACATTATTCTGGGAAACCGAGGGAATACGAGGGAATCGACGAGAATAGAAAAAGCCGCTAAGCCCTACTCCCGCAAGGCAAAGCGGCTATTTTTCACCGGTCGTAAAATCAAGGTGCATAAACTCGGGGACCCTACCCAACCGAAACCGCAGAACCCAATGATTTCAACGTTTCTCTACCTGCCTTCGGTGTCTCCGAAACGATCTTGCCCACATTTTGCCCACATCCCCCACGACCGGTCTCAATCTGTATGGTCGCATCGATCATGCGAGCCACATCCATCAGGTCGCCGTCGAACAGATCGGCGTACACGTCCAGTGTCATGCTCGCCGAAGCATGTCCCATAACCCTTTGCAAGGCCTTGACGTTCGCCCCGGCATGCACGGCCAGTGAGGCGAACGTGTGCCGCATGTCATGCGGGGACGGCCACATCGACGGGTCCCAGCCGAGACGACGCAGCGCTTCCGGCCACCATGAGTGGTTCGTGGGATTGTCGGTCGCGGCCTGCTGGCGGATGGGCCGGCCGTTCGGGTCGGTGAACACCCGGTCAAGGGGCTTCTTGTCCGTGAGCAGTGGCCCGAGCGCGTCGATGACGATGCGTGGTATGGGCACGATGCGCTGCTCGCTGCTCTTCGGGGTGCCATCGACCGGCTTGCCGTTGACCTGCACGGTGTTGTGCCTGATACGCAGCACGCCCTGCCGCAAGTCCACGTCCTCGACGCGCAGGCCGGAAGCCTCGCCCCACCTCAGTCCGCAGAAGCCCAAAGTGAGCACGAGCGCGCGGCGCACATCACCGAACCGTTTTGCGTTGCGCGCCTCGTCGGCGAATTCGATGACCTGGCTGGCGGTCAGGTATACGCGCTTCTGCTTGCGCTGCGGCTTCCGGGGCAGTTCGATGCCCTCGCACGGATTATGGAGTATGAGCTTGTCGCGGACGGCGTTACGGCAGATGGCGGCCAGTATCCCGTATGCGCCGATGACCACGGTCGCGGAACGACGCGAGGCGAGTTCGCTGACCCAGCGCTGCACTTCGCCGTGGGTGATGCCGTTGATCCTCCGCCCGCTCCACACATCAACGCAATGAGTGCGCCACAGGCATTGCTCCCGGCCTATGTGCGAGGGCTTCCAAAACGGTTTGCGTTCGGCCAGCCATTCATCGTGCAACTCCCCTATGAGCCGGTTCCCCGCCTGCGGATCAACGAACATATCGGTTGCTTTTGCGATGGTGACGTGTTCGGCCGCCCAGTTTTCGGCATCGATTTTCCTCTTAAAGCCGCGCTTGTCGGTCTGGGTGCCGTCCGGCTTGCGGTAACGGACGCGATAGCGCGTTTCGCCTTTGCTGGTCTTGTATCTGGTGACGTTCGCCATTCAGATCACCTCCCGTGAGGCGAGTATCCTGTTAGATATGACAGCAACGGATAGCGGGATGACGTTCAAGGCGTGGAGCGGCGACGATATGACTCGGGTTGAAGGCGTCGGCACCAATCCGTCAATCGTGGCGAACAACGTGCTGCGTCGTTCGTTTGATGACGGCGTGCCGGTGAATCTGATGAAGCTGCAACGGCTCCTGTATTTCACCGCCTGCACGTACATGCGGCAGTCAGGATTGCGATTGTTGTCCGAACCGTTCCAGGCGTGGGGAAGCGGGCCGGTTATCGTCAGCCTGCACCAACGACTGAAGGGGTTGAACGGCAGACCCATCACCTCGTATCTGTCGGGGCCTGATGGTCGCACACGAATTGTCCAGGATCGTCCGGGAGACGACTTCCGCAGATCGTTGAACCTCGTGTGGGATAATCTGTCGAGATACAGTGCGGCCGACCTTTCCAGATTCGTCAAAGTCGAAGGCTCGGCATGGTATGACGCATGGGTCAACGGCAACGCGTACATAGACGATGTGTCGATGGCAAACGACTTCACTGTTTTCGAGCGTTTGGGGTTGGCTCTATGACATTCAGAAACATTCCACCAGTGGACGATGCGGCCCGGAACGATGAAACCGAACCGGACGATATCGTGGGTGGCGTGGAAGGTTCGGCCTCTGAACCAACCGGACTGTCCGTCGGAGACATAGATCCAGAGAAGCAACATAACTGGTGGGTGGAAAACTTCAAGAACATTGCTGCCCTGGTTATCGTGGTCGTCAGCTTGATTGCGGTTTGCGTACTCGCTTACGTCCGTTCCAAGGCAGGTGACTCGGAGGGACTGGCGACTGCGATGGGAGTGTTCTCCACGGTTGCCACGACGGCGTTGGGTTTCCTGTTCGGCCGTAATTCCAAATAGCATTTTCGGGTATGCTTCGCCCCGTGTAGGATAGTGGGCGAAGCGTCCTCCTTTCTTGAACTAGCTGGATTCTTCAACCGCCCTGTTGGCGCTGCAACGCCGGCAGGGCAATATTTTTATCTAAGCGATTAACGCATACGTCTCCCCGGCTCGTAGAATCAAGGTATGGGTAAACATGGGACGAAGAAGACCACAGCGCAATCTGTCATAATGACAGTTCTGTCCGTTCTGTGCTATACGGCGGGCGCGTTCTGCGCGCTGTTCGTTTTTGTCGGCGCTTGGCCTATGCTCATCTTCACAGCGTTCTTCATCTTTATCGGCATGTTCGCATATAAACATCGCTTCGACAAGAGAGGAGGTGATCCAGCCGTCTCTCGCACTCCAGTTGACGGGTCCACGGTGCAAAGAAAATCGCCGGACACGATTCCCGCTCCAGCTGAGTCCCATGTTGCCGGAACAGTCGAATACCTCGTCTACAACTACAACGAGCCGGTTGTGGCGAATATTCCGCGAGACAGGATATTCACCGCTGAAATCATTCGACGCAGGATGAACGTGCCTTTCCATGGAAACAGGGATCTCGGCTATGTCCTCGGAGGCGGTAACGGCAACGGCTATGTGCTTTCCTACAACGGCGCACCGTTCGGCGTGATTCCGAATGACAGGCTCTGCGCCTATCTTGATGACGTCCACGCACGCACCATCAGCTGCGTCTGGCATGAATGGTACGAACCGACCATCAAATCGATCAAGGCTCTCGCACCCTCCACACGAAGAAGCCGTAGCGAACGGATCATAGCGTCCATGATTGGTGCCGGAAAATGGGACAGCGTGGACGATGTTGATTCCATTAAAGCCAGCGATTATAAACCGAACGCGATGGCGGACAGTCTGTTGTCCGGCAGGGGCTTCATTGACATCGAGGTGTCCCTGGACATGATTCCAACGCCTAAGGGCTCCTACGCCAAACCGCATGTCGGCATCTTCCACGACGGAGCGGCTCTGTTTGAGTTCGACGCGCGGAAGATGGTCTATGGAGAGCTGGTGCGCCACGCCGGTCAGAACGCACTGGCCCGAGTCGAAAAGAAACTGTCCAACGACGGGAACGGCAGCCCTTATTACTCCATCATGCTTGTGTTCCAATCAGACACCTCCTCTCAGGCGTGATTACTGCAAAGTCATGTAGGCATTGCTGATAATCGGTGATGGTTTGTATGGTCAGGTCGAGCTCCGAGGCTATGAGCCAAGGCGCTCCTCCGTATGTTTGTTCTGCTTGACGGTATTTTTGCGAATCTACTAGGAGCCGCGCTGCCTCCAATCTGGTACGTTGCTCGTGCATTCCGCATTGGTAGTCGGCGTGCAGCCAATGGACGAGTTCGTGTATGAGCACGCATTTTTTTGCGGTGTATGTAAGTCTTCTGTCTATGAGAATGACGCGGTTTGCTTCTGAGTAGCAACCCCACATATTGTCTAAGATGTCGCTTTCTACGGTGACATCTATTCCGCTCGAATAAATCGCCATGCGCATGGGGCCATAGTTCATGTGCGTGTCGAACGGAATAAGGCGTTTCATGCCGATGCTTCTCCATCGTGGTTCATGTAATAGTCCTTTCCCTCTGCTCCGTAAGCCGCAAGGCTGACATCGCTCTTGTGTGCCAGACGTTTTGTCTCCGCTATCCGCGATGCCGTTTGCGCTTTCTCGTAGGCGATGCGGGTCATGTCGGCGGCGTTTGCTCCGAGCGCTTTGCATAGATCTCCAAACACATCGATGGGAATTTGTCTTTGTCCTTTTAGATAGCGAAGAACGGTGACGGGACTCAGCCCGACTTCGTCTGCAATGTCATCGTTGGTTTTCCCCATGCGGGCTTTTTGGGCTCGAAGCTCTTCTGCGATAGCTTCGGCAAATTGATCTCCATATTCGGTCATGGATAAAGAATAACACATATCGGGAAGAAAATTAACCATATTGATTAAAAACTAACTTGACTAACTATCCAAATGGTGCTTACATTAACCATATGATTAATCAAGAAAGCACCACAAAACAGGTGGCAAATAAAATCGCAGCCGCGCTGGAAGCCGCGAAGCGCTCCGTTAAGTGGCTTTCCGACCAATCAGGGACACCCTATGTGACCCTTCGTCGACAGCTCAGCGGGAAAGCCTCCATTTCCATCGGCCAGATTGCCGTTTATGCGGATTGTCTGTGTGTCGAACCGATGACAATGCTCCCTGACTCATTCACCGCGCTCGCTGGCAAGGAGGTGGCGTGATGGTGTGGTGGAAGCACAATCGTCAGGCATGCCAGTCCGGACAGGCCGAGGGGCCGATGCCGACACCGTTGCCCTGTCCGTTATGCAACGGCCATGCCGAGGCGGTGATGGATTCGTGGACGTCAGGCGGATACGGATACGACTTCGAACGCTGGGGCTGCCGTTGCGGGGAATCGTGACGCTTACGGTCCACTCCGCTTCAACTCTGTTTCTCATCGACCACCAGAGGTTGAAGATCGTCAGACAGATCGTTATCGCGGTGAACACCAATCCGATCAGCACTGACGGGGTCTTGCTCACCTCCATCATGAACGTTCCCCAATTAATCATTCTTCCCTCCGTTGGCCGTGTTTTGAATGTCGCAGTTCCAAGCCTACCGGCGGAGGGACCTTATACGGAAAGAGAAAAACATGAACGCCAAAGAGTATGGCCACCACGCGGGTGGCTACCGGAAGGCCGATGGTGGCCCGTCACGCAGATTCATGCGCGGGCTAGTGGTTTGCGCCGTCGTGCTCGCCTTCTGCGTCGGCTGGATTCTAAGCCATGCGGGTTGCGCGCATCCCATCGGCAACGGTTTGGCCGCGCTCATGGGCTTCGGGTTCGTTCCACTCAGACTGATCGCACTGGTGTTGAGCGAGGCGGGCATCGAATGAGTCTTGCCGGACGGCGTAGAAAACCGGCCGGCCAAGCGGAAGGAAAACCGAATAACCCTCGTTGATAACTGAAAAAAACAACTGACAGATACGGTGTCGGTTTTCTTGGACCGGCGGGGCGTCGGCTTTGGTCTATTCTCCGGCGTCCCGCTTCGGGCGGTGCAGGTTGCCCCCAGTCAAGATCGCGTAGGTCATGTATGCGCGGCAAAGACCGGGACCACGGTTCGATTCCGTGGCCGTCCACGACCGCAAGGTTACGCAAAAAAGGAAAGCCCCAGCGGCTACTGGGGCGGAAAGAAACTCCAATGGAAAGGATACCACAATGAGTGCGCCATTACCAAACCTGATGACGGTGGAACAGCTCGCCGAACATTACGGGAAGGCGAAGAAGACCATCCAGAACAAGCTCACGCGAGGCTGGGGGCCGACGCCGGTCACCGACCCCGACACCATGCAGGTGCTGGGCTTCGAGGTCGAGGAGGTGGCCCGTTTTGACCGCATCAACAAGCAGACGCGCAAGCAGCGCCTCTACGCCTGACGTGCCGAATGACATGTGGCTTGCGGTCGCGGACCGGCTGCTGCCCAACCTGGACATCCTGACCGCCCACCCCACACGCCAGTCGTTGGCGAGCCATCGGCCTGAGCATCCACGAGGCCGGGCTACGGCTCGTCGGACTACGAGATGATATGGATGACGGACACGGTGGAACTATGGAGCCCGATCACGGACGAGGGCATGAGCATGACGCCGGGCGAGCTCATCGACGAGTTCTACAAGCGGCTCGCCGATCTGAACACGGACATGCGTAACCCCCGCATCTATCTGGCGCCGAAGCCGGGTGTCATCACGGTCGACCGGCAGGCGCGCAGGGTCTCGGCGGTCGTGGAATACGCGAATAAGAAACATTTCAGGAGGAGCAGGTGATGGCCGGAGAGACGACGCTCACCATCGTGGGCAACCTGACTGCGGATCCGGAGATTCGCACGATAGGTAGCGGCGCGACGGTCGCGAATTTCACGGTGGCTTCCACGCCGCGCGCGTGGAACCGTCAGACGAACCAGTACGAGGACGGTCAGGCTTTGTTCATGCGCTGCAGTGCCTGGCGTGACATGGCCGACCATATCGCGCAGTCGTTGAAGAAGGGCACGCGCGTGATCGTGATGGGCCGTCTGCAGCAACGTTCCTATCAGGCGCAGGACGGGTCGAACCGCACGATCGTGGAATTGCAGGTCGACGAGATAGGTCCGAGCCTGCGGTATGCGGTCGCGGCCGTGGCCAGGCAATCCAAGTCCAACGGCGTCCGGCAGGGCCAGTCGTATTCGGGTGGATCCACTTACGGCAATCCGCAACAGTCGGGCTGGCAGCAGGCCGCGCCGCAACCACCCGCCACCGACCCATTCAACCAGCAACAGCAGTCGCAGGAACCGGACCCGTGGGCCTCGCGGCAACCGGCGCCACCGTCCGACGGTTTCGACGCGGACCCCGAATTCTAGGCAAGGAGAAATATCATGGCCATCACCATCGTGGACATTCCCGTCTCCCAACTGGAGCCGAACCCGCATAATCCGCGCAGGGACGTGGGCGACGTAAGGGAGCTGGCGGACAGCATCAGGGCGCAGGGCATCAAACAGGAACTGCTGGTCACCCCGTCCGGCGACCGGGACGGCAGGCCCATGTACCGCGTGGTCATCGGGCATCGCAGGCTCGCGGCCGCGAAGATTGCCGGCCTGGACATGGTGCCGTGCCGCGTGGAGGAGCTGTCGGCGCGCGAGGAACGCGAGCTGATGCTCGTGGAGAACACGCAGCGCGTGGACCTGACCCCGTTGGAGGAGGCCGACGGCTATCAGGGGCTCCTGGACTTGGGCGTGAAGGTCAAGGAGATGGCCGTACGCACCGGGCGCAGCATGAGACTGGTGCGCGGCCGGCTGAGAATAGCGTCCATCCCCCGATCGGTGCGCGAGGCGTCGCCCGCGTTCGCCCAACTGTCGCTCTCCGAGTTGGAGGACATCGCGGAATTCGACGGCGACGAGAAGGCGCAGGCCAGGCTCGCCGCCAAGGCCGGTTCCGATGATTTCGAATGGCAGCGCAACCAGCTGCGCCGCGAACGCGACCGACGCGAATGGGTGCAGGCCGCGCGCCTGTGGGCCGAATCCAACGATCTGCCCATGCTGCCCGACAACCTCAAACCGGAGGACATGTGGGCGAACCCGACAGGCTACGAGAGGCAGCGGCGTCTCGCCCAGGATTATCCCGGCCCGTTCTCCAAGCAGTGGAGGGACTGGCAGGCCGAGGGCGCGCATCCCGGAGTGGTCATCCGCATCTTCGACGACGCGGGAAGCGTCGTGGCCTACACGCCGGCGAAGAAGACAGCCGAGGAGAGGGAAGACGGGAAGGGCGAAGCGAAACGCCGGATGGAACGGGAGCGCCGCCACAAGGTCAGGGAGCTCGCCCAGGCGTCGGCCGAACTGCGCTGCGAATGGATCCGAACAACCGTTCCCGTGTTGAAGGCGGACGCGCTGCGCGACATGACGGAACGCCTGACCCTGTTGGAGCTGATGGGTGCCGGCGATTCGATGAGAGGCACGAGCCTGGACTCGAACGGGTGGACCCGCGTGGTCAAGGCGTACTCCCTGTTCGCCAGACCGTTGCCGGTCACGGACAAGGACCCGGAGCATGGCGTGTACACGCTCAACGTGGCGGAGAACGCCCTGGAGCTGCGCCGCCGCCAGTCGGTTCCCTCCCGTCGGGGCGTGGAGCTTCTGCTGCTCCTGCTGGCCCGCAGGGAGGGCGCGATAGACGCGGACACGTGGGACCGTGAGGCCTACCAGTGCGACCTCAAGGGTTTGAACGCCTACTACGAGGTGCTGGAATCGGCCGGCTACGCGGTGTCGGACGCGGAGAGGAAGGGGCTGGAGCAGT